TCATTGGGATTGCTCCTGACTTTTGGAGGGCGCCTGCGCGCCGGGTAAGGCCATGGCGGTGTGGAACACCCCCAGGCCGAGAAGCGCCGCCTGAATGCCCAGGACGAGCCCCTGCGCATCGGCTTTACCGAGGAACACAAGCCCACCCCACAGGGCGAACAGGCCAGCGGCTGAGATCAGCCGGATCAGTGCTTGCGACATGGATCGTCCTTTCGTAACAGCACAAACAAAATCGGCCCCAGAACGGAGCCGAAAACAAGGATGGCGGCGAGCCAGGGAAACCAGGTCATGGCGCGAGCACCGCAAGCTTCCCGGCATAGGCCGCGCTCAGGTCGATCTCGAACCCGCCGCGCGTCTTGCACACCACGCACAGCGTGCCGTCGTCGTCGGGCGGCAGATCAATGATGGTGAGCGCACCGTGGCCGTGCGAGAGCAGGACGCTCCCCACCTTCGCGCCGTTGAGCAGCGGCATCGGACGCGGTTTGGGTTTCGGGCCTCTAGTTGCCATTGCGCCTCCGTGCGGCCTGTTCGGCCTCGAATCCATCGCGGCATTCCAAGCCGCAGAACAGCAGGCCAGAGCGCAGCGGCTCGGCGCAGTAGTGGCATTGCCCGCAGGCAAGCAATGTTGGCTTGCGCACGGCCAGCGCCGCGTCGCGGTGCCGCTGCTCGGCGGCTTCGGCTTGGTCGTCCAGGGTCATGGCGTATCGGCTGCTCCGAAGCGAAGATCGGCGGCGATGCGCCGCGCCCAGCCGCGACCGAACGATGCCCAGCCTGACAGACCCGTCATAAACATCAGGCGCTCAGCGAGTAACCGCATGATCGTGTCGGCAGGATCGGCGGCCTTCAAAGCCGCAAGACTCACCGGGCCGAACACGCCATCATCGGCAACACCGATAGCCCGCTGCAGGGCGCGCAGCGCCGTCTGTATGCCGCTATTCACAGCAAAATCGAGGGATTGGAAGCCGACACCTGGAGGCATCGCATCGCCGTCGATCTTGTCCCAGAAGTCGGACTTGTAGATGGCAATCGCCTGATCGCGGGTGAGCGAAGCGATGTCAAAACTTGGATAGCTGCGCTGGCTGATTCCCCAATTTGTCGCGCCGCCAGGGTCTGCCGGGTCGTTGACATAGCCGCCCTCGTTACCGAGAAGGCGATTGATGGCGATGGCGAATGAATTCATGGTTGCTCCAGTCGGGTCATGATGCGGTGCAGGTGAGCACGGCTTTCAACGTCTCGACGTTGAAAGCCTGCGTTGTTGGGCAAGTGATCGCCACCTCGTACCAGCAGCCGTCCAAACAGCCTGACGCGATGATCTGCACAGCCATGCCTGCTGCAATCGTTGAAACCGTGCCGCTGGCGTTCGTCACCGAGATCGGCGTGGTGTTGATCGTCGCGCTGGTGAAATGAGCCGCCGCGTTTGCATCACTGCCGCGAGCCACCGTCACCGTAACAGTCGGCGTGCCGGTGAGTGTGACGCCTGCGGGCAGGTCTGCCGTCGCGTCTAGGGTGAGAACCTTGGTTTCGCGTGGGTCGATTGCGGATGGAAGATTGGCGGCCATGTTTGAGTTCACCAGAGCGTAGAAAGATCGCAGCGGCATGGCTGCGTAGAAAGATCGCGCCGCCATGGATGCGTAGTATTGCCATTCGGTAATCTGCGCAAGCGTCTGCACAAGCGTGGTGGCGTCCTGAGCTTGCGCGGATTCCGTGATGGATTGCGAGAGCCGAGCCAAAGTGCCCACAGTGTCCAGCGCTCGCGCTTGCTCTGCTGAACTTGCGAGCGTGGTTGCTGCAACGGCCAGCGCATCGGTGACGGCTGCGATTTCCTGCGCGGCACTCAGCAGCGCAACGGTGGCGCTCGCAAGGTCTTGCGCGGCGGCGGTTTCAGCCGACGTTGCAGGCACGCTGTTGCCGCTGCTGCTCTGCTCTGCTGCCGTTGCAGCTTCGGTGCTCGCTACCGTTGCCGTGCCGCTGGATGTGGGCGCATCGCTCACGCTGGCACCTTCGGAAACCGAAGACACTCCGGCCTGCGCTGCTGCGCTGGCGTCACTGGCTACCGCTGCATCCTGCTGTGCGGCGTTGGTCAGCGCGGCGTAGGCGGCAATCGCCGCAGCCATCGCGCTCTCGCCAATCTGCGCCACGGCAAGAACGAGTGACGCCACATTATCTGCCGCTGCACCCGGCTCGCTCACCGCTTGCGTGCTAGTGTTGCCGGTGTAAGCGGTATCCGCTGCACTTGCGCTGTCTGCTTGTCCCGCCGTAGCCTGCACAGTTTGCGCGCTCAAGTCAGCCGCTACACCTGTTTCCAGCTCGGCCATCGCGGTGGCCTGCGTGCTGGCGCTTTGGTCTGCTGCTGCGGCACCTTCGCTGGTCGTGAATTGAGCGCCTCCCGAAGAAGTCAACGCATCCGCTGCACTTGCAGCGTTCGCCAGCGCTACGGCGGTCTGTTCAGCCTGAGCGCTGGCATCCGCAGCGGTTGCTGCTTCAGCGCGAGATGCTTGCGTCGCCGCGCCGGGAAAGGATGCATCTGCCGCAGTTGCCGCTTCGGCTTCTGCTGCGCCTGTTTGCACAGCGCTGGCAGACGCTTCTGCGGCGTTCGCAGCTTCGTTGTCTGTGGCCGCGCCAGTCGCAGTCTGTGCGCTGATGTCGGCAGCGGATGCGGTTTCGGCCTCTGCGCTTGAAAGCGTGTTACTGGGCGCGGTTGCCGGGACAAACGCCATGACGATGGCCTCACCGACCGGCGAAGCGTAATCAGGCCACGTGTAGGCAGCGGCGTCTTTAGCTCCAGTCCCCACGCCGTAATCAAAACTCGACGGCGGCGAGTTGGTGCCGTCTGTCTGTTTTGCCAGATTGGTGAACCCTGGCGGCGTTGCAACGGTCAGCGTAGTGGTGACCGTGTTGTTGTCCGTGCCGCCGATGGACACCAGCAGATCGCCAGCAATATCGGCAGATTGCAGCGTTGCCGTGATGGCGGTGTAATTGCCGGTCGTTGTCGAGCCGCCGCCGACCTCGTTTGCGCCGTAACTGCGCAACCCGCTGATGCCGGACACTCGCAGCACATACACGTCTCCATCGCCACCCGGCCCTCCAAGGTTGGGCGGCGTGATGGTGTACGTGCCAGGAGCGAGGTTGAATGCGGCGAGTGCTTGCGCAAAAACTGGCTCTGCCGTTCCAAGGTAAGCCGCTTCCGGGTCATAAATGGTGGTCAATGCGCCCGGCGACATGGTGGGCAGAAACGTCGCGCCTGCGTCAGAGTTCCATTGGTTTGTGCAAACGATCAAACTGTCGCCTGCGTTGCATGTCACAGACAAGGTGGTGGGCGACCACGACCCGACATGCCACTTTTGCGATGCCTGGTAGACCTGCTCAATTGCCCACGCTGGGGGCGTTCCAACACTGTCCGCTGCGCTGCCCGCATTGACAATCACCGCAGCGGTTTGTGCGCTTGACGCCAATGAATCTGACCCAGATGCAGATTCAATTTGCGCTGCCGAAGAGGCGCCACCTGTGGAAGTGGAATCGGCTGCGGCGCCCGCTTCCGCTTGCGTTGCTGCGGTGATGATGGCAACGGATTGCGCTGATGCCGCGCTTGCGGATTCGGCAATGCTCACCGGCACGGTGGTGCCACTGCTCACGCCTTTGACCAGCACCGTGAACATGGTGCCGAACACACCGCCTGACGGGTTGACCGTCTCGCCGAATGTGCTGGTGTAGGTTGGGCTTGCCCCTGTTGCGCTCAGGCTCGCATACGCGATGCGAATGCCGGTGCCACTTGACCCGTCCGTATAGGCCAGTGCGCTCGTTGTCCCGCTTGGCAGGCTCGGGGTTGCTCCGGTGTTGCCGAGGTCGAGGTAGAACAAGACAACCGTGTCATTGCTGACCGTGGCCGTGGCGCTTGGGCTTGTGGCGGTTGTGCCGTTTGGCACAACGGCGAAAGCCGATGCGTCAGGCTGCGTGCCGGTGTCGCCTCCCGACCAAGTGGTGATGGCAACATCGCACCCGTAATAGGTGCCCAGCCCGGCGCTGCTAGTGAACCCAAACGTGTAGCTTGTGCTACTGGTATCGGCTGATGTGGCAATCTTGGTGGCGACATAGCCGTAAACCGAAAACCCGTTTGCCTGTTGCAGATCAAACTGCTGTACCGTCCATCCAGACGGCACGCTGGCAGCAAACGCTCCCGTCGTGACGCTGACATATCCGCTGAAAACGGCCATCAGCAGATTACCGACAGCGGGAGTTCCCCCGCTGTTTAAAGATTGCGTTATTCCGCCAGTTGTTCCGACGGAATTAACGCGAACGAATGCCGGGTTTGCCACAATCTACCTTCAGCTCGCCTGCACCGCTTCCAGCTCGTCTTCGCTGAAGGGGCGCTCGTGCGTCACGCCCTGCGCGTCGGTGTAGGTGACGAACACCACCATCTCGTCATCAATCACACGGTTCTCGGTGACGGAGCCTTGGATGATGGGGGTGATCTGCTTGACGGTTTCGCCGCGTTTGAATTTCATGGTGATGTCCTTTCGGGTTACATGCTGGTGGAGTAGGAGACTTGCAGCGTGGTGGTGGTGCCCACCGCGGCATTGCCCCCGGTGAACGCCCCGGCGCTGTAGATCACACCGGTGGTGGCGCCCTTCGTGGCAACGGTGGCGAGCAGCGCCCCGGCGATGGTTCCCGCTGCGCTCCAGCCGCTGAAGCTGATGGCGGAGCTGAGCGCCTTGGCGCCGGATGCTGCAGCGGCCCATGCCGCCGTGCCGCGATTGGCCGGGGTGGTGTAGCCGGTGTTTTCCGTCCATCCCGAGTGCGACGCGGCGGAGTCCGTTGCGGCAAAGGTGGGCGTTGTTGCGCCGTCCACCAGCCCGAGGTAGAACGCCGCGGTGTAGCTGCTTCCAGCCAGCCCGTTGTCGAACAGGTAGTTCTTGCCCAGCGTGAGAACCAGGTTGTCGAACTCGTCCTGCCACGCCACTTCTTGCAGCTTTTCGAGCGCCTTGGTCGCCATGGCGGCGCGGATCACGTCCCCGGCCTGCACAAAGGCGGCAATCTCGGCCTTGAGCGTGTGATAGGCCGAGGCGTTGCGCGGCTCAAGAGCGCGCACCTTGTAGCGTCCTGCGGCGTGCGCGCCTTCGAAGAGTCCACTGCGGTTGGCGTACATGGTGCGGAAAGCATCGGCTGCGTTTGCTTTGTCGATCTGCGGGATGGGATTCATAGGTCAATCTCCGGGCACAAAAAAGCCGCCCGAAGGCGGCGATGAGGGGAAGGGGTTAGAACTGGTGGTGCACGATCTCAACATCCGAGAGCTTGTAGCCTTCTGGCGCGTAGCGCTGCCAGACCCACAAGGGGTGCGGCATGGCGTGGATTCCGGTGTCCTTTCCGATGTGATGCGCCTCGCACAGAAGGCGGCCGTTCACGGTCTGGTCATCGACGAAGGTGTACGGGTTCGCTGGGTCGAAGTGATCCCAATCGAATGCCTGCGCGTGCGGCCCCCACGCTCCGGCTTTGCAGTCGCGGATGAATCGCGGCCAGTCCCAGCCGGTCGCTAAGCTGCGCTCGACCGGGTAATGGTGACTCTGCAGCGGCGCGTCGTGCGAATCTTTCGCCCCGCAGATCCAGCAGCCGCCCTCGCGCGCGATCAGCGCCTTGCGCGTGCGCTCGAACAGCGAGGTCTCAACGCGCGGCGCATGGCCGGGGATGTTGACCTCAACCGCGAGCGTCTCGCGCTCGACGTGGGTTTGCTTGACGCTCATTTCACCGAGATGTTGGCGTGGAACCCGGCCCAGATCGCCGCAATCGCAGCGCCTACGCCCGCAAGCCATTTCACCGCCGTCAGCGCGCCCCGGGCGGTCTCGAATGCCTGCTTGAGTTCGCGGGTGCTTTGCTCCTGCATGTCGAGCTTCACGTCGAGATAGCGCACGATGACGCGGTATTCCACGGGCAGCTTATCGATCTGCTCGCGCAGGTTTTCAATGGTGGTCTGTGAGTCGGCCATGGGTTTCCTTCGCGGTCAAAAAGAGTGGGTGAGCATCAACACCGTCTGTCCCGTCCATCCTGGGGGCCATCCGTCTATCGCGCCGTTTGCATAGCGCATTTGGAAACCGAGGCCATCAAAATAATGACGGAGTGAAACTGCATAGCTTTTGTATCGGAGCAGGACTCCGATCACAAATCCTGGCTTCCAGCCGGACGCCGTTCTTTGAATACCTCCAGGCATCCATCCCCAAGGCGCTGTTTGTGCGGCTGTTGTTGTTTCAGGCCATCCAGTTGCCTGAAAATAATTCGGCACATGGATTGACCAGCGCGAGTGATAAAGAAATGGCCCCGCCTCTGCGCCGATTTGCCACTCTCCGGTCGTGTGCCATTCCAGTGTTGTCGCAATACCGTAAACGTGCCCGGACCCGATGAAATGCGCCAGATTGTCGCAATGGCTCAAGCACTGATGTAATGACGGAGAGTAGTATTCATCGGCGGCAGTGTCCCAAGAATCAACGGATGACGATCCCAGATCAACCGCATCGACATGCCAGCGCAACGTCGGAGAGAAATCGCCTGTCAGCCCCAATAGAAAGGCGTGCGACTGCAAATCGAAGCGATGGGGCAACCCTTGCTGATACCAGATACCGTCCGCTCGATGATCGAATCTTGAAACGCCCGCACCGATTTCAATTTGCGCGGCGCCAGCAAAGGCCGGAATCAGAAAAACGCAGGCGAAAAAAAACCGCCCGAGGGCGGTTGCGAGTTTGCGCATGACGGTCTACCAGGTAATGGCCTGCACCGCGCTCACGCTGGCAGCGGCCGTCACTTCGGCCTTGAGCGTTTGCAGATGCTGGAACGCCGCTGCGCCCTGCTCCCCCATCACCGCCGCCAGCCCTTGCAGGTCGGCATAGGTGAACGGCACTTGCGTGTTATCGAGCGACACCCAATAGAACCCTGTCGGGGCTGCGCCTGCCGCCTGGAACGCCAGGAGCATGTTTTGCAGGTTCGCAACGCTCTGCGGGTCGGCTTGGTAGGTCTTGGTGACGCCTCCTTTGCTGGTGTAGCTCACAGGCTGCTGGATCGCAGCACCGTAGGACTGCTTGAGCGTGGCAATTTGCGCGACCTGCGCCTGGGCTAGCAGTTCAGCAGCAGTCGGAGGCACTGGTGGGGTCAAAACGCCGCCAACAACAGTCCAACCCGGTTTTTCAAGACAGGCTAGCCATTGTGAGTCAGTTAAGTCGATCACAGAAGCTCCCGCAGGAGGCGGGCTATCTTCCGTGTCATAAAAAGCGATGATTTTGCCTGTGGCATCAAAACACGCGAGCTTTTGTCCCATTTTTTTTCCTTAATAACCAATAGCAAGCCACGTAAGATTATCTTGATAGTAAGTGCTGGAACTTTTATTGTATGCCGCAATAGTAAAACCGGTTTTACTAAAATAAACAGCGTTTGCGCTACCTTGTGCGTTTAATGCATTATTGTCAATTGCTTGCAATGTTAGCACCGAATTAGGAAAAGCTACAGGAAACGTAACTAATACGCCCCCACTTGACGATCCCATTAAACTCCCCCATTGAATAATCAAGCCGTTCGGCAGTTTTGTGTAGCCATTTGCCGCCATGCTATATGGAAACTGCCCGAGGTTGACCGCGTGATTGCTGGCGGTTCCAGCTTTCACCGGCAAGCTCCCGCCCGTCGTCTGGATCAATTCAAACGCCGTCGCCCCGGCGTTGACTCGCAGAATCGCGCCATACCCGGCAACTAGCTCACCTCCTTGCAACCCAGTGCCACCAGGCCCTTGAATCGGCAGGGCGGCAAGCCCATTGACAGCCAGCGTGCTCGCCCCGGTGTTGGACGTCTTGATGCCTTGCAGCGACAGCAGCATCCCCGGCGTGTAAGCGGCAATCGGCGGCGTGAGCGCCATCGCATAGGCGTTCGCGGTGCCGGTGTCGGAGGCGGTGATCGTCGCGCTTTGCTGCACCATCTGCAGCAAATTGGTGAGGATGGGCGCCGCGCTGTATTGCGCGATATTCCCAGCGTTGATCTGGGTCTGCCCGTAGGCCACCGTCACAACGTACAGGCCCACATAGCCGGTATCGGGGGCTGGCGTGGTTTGGCTGCCCGTGGCGGCAGCCGCTCCGGCCTTGACGGCGACGACGCACACCCCCTGCCGCTGCGTGGCCTGGGCTGCGCCCGTGTTGTTCTGGCCAGAGAGCGGCTGCGATGGATTGGCGCTGTTGAAATACGGCAGCACGGCAGGCACGGCATCAACGTCCTGATAAGTCGCCTGAATCAGGTAGTTGATGCTGTAGCCGTTGGTGGTGGGCGCGGGGCAGTTGATGGTCTGAGATGCCATCGACAGGCCCTGCTTGAGGATGGCGTCGGTCGTGTCGGCCGGGAGCACGCCGTAGGTGGTCGCCTCAAGCGGCTCCATCTGATAGATCTGGCCCTGCGCCACATTGACTTGCAGACTGGCCGGGCTGGTCGGTGTGACGGCCAATCCCTCGACCACGGTCGATGAGCCCAGCATGACCTTGGCGAGCTTGGCCAGCCCCACCATGGATTGCTGCGCGGCGAACAGGAAGTCAGTGCTGCGGCCCTGCTCGGTTGTGTAAACGATTGGACGGTGCATTGTGTCTCCGAAACGAAAAAGCCGCCCGAAGGCGGCATGAATGAATAGGGATTTGTTACGGCGAAATGGGCGATGAGGCGATGCGCATCCACACCGTGATACCCAGCGCGCGGGTGGATTCCACCGCGGCGATCAGGGCCGCATCGGTGATGGCATTAGGCGTGGCATCGGACCAAGCGCCATACGCATCCCAAGCAAAGCGCCACGCGTCCCACTCGGCGAGGGACACTAGGGAGATGTCAGGCCGGTAGACCGTGAGAAATGCCTGATACGGCAGCGGATCGCCCCAGCCGCCACCGGAAGCCACACCGGCATCCCAATAGAACTGCGCGTCCCAGGCGCCCGAATCGCTGGTGTTGCCGGGCTCGAAAATCGCCGGTGCCTTCCCCGTGAGCAGCTGCAGAACCGCGCTCAAATTGCCGCGCGTCGGGCCCTTGATGAACAAGTTCGCCAGGATGCTCGAACGAAAGGGGCCGTCGCCCTCGTTGGTCAACCTCGGCAGGTTAGAGCCAAAGAAATCGGTGCTGATGATGTCGAGCGAAATCCCGGTCGCGGTTTTGATCCGGGTCTGCGCCGCCACATAGGTGAGGTTGTTGTAGGCCGAGCTGTAGGCCCACGCCGACCCGGCCTGCAAACCGTCGAGGACGGGCGATGGCGAGGCAAACCAGCGCGCGGGAAGCCCCGATGCAAGTCGCGATTGGAAGTCTTGCGGGTCGCCTTGCATGTCAGCTCACCGTGATGGTGCCAACGGCAATGGCTTGCTGGGGCGATGCGGCGATGTCAGATGTGCCCCCGTTAAGGGTCAGCCCGTTCGCCGTCGCAACGCCGGGAACGCCCCAGACCACCGAATACAACTCAGACCACAGCAGGCCAGAACCCAAAGGGATTGAGGCGATGAAGGCGGACAGCGCGGACTGAACCGCCGCGGCGACCTGCGAATGGGCGTAGCCAGTTGCGGCAGTGACCGTGACGGCGACATTCGCCGCAAGGTTCGTCGCCGCAAATACGCCAAATGAAACACTCAAAGGCCGAACCGCATCGACGGCGGCATAGACCTGCTGCTGCAGGGTGCTGGTGTACGGGCTGATGACGACGTAGAAATACCCCAGTTGCGTTTGACCGCCGAGCGTCTGGTTTTCCACGATGCTGAACTGCAGATTCTGCTGCAAGGACTCGATGGCTGCGGCAACGGATGCCTTGATGCCCTTTTCAAGGCCTTGAAGCGCAAGCTGGAACCGGGCGAGCAAAGACGCATCCGACTCAGCATTCGCGCCGCCTGAGAAAGCGAGCGCGTTCGTGACGGTATCCACATAGGGAATAGCCGAACCGATGACCGTCACCGTATTGGCCTGAACATTCCCTGCGGCCCCTGCGACATTCGCCTGCACGGACACCTGCGCCGAGGCGGTGCCAGCGGGGATGATGTAGGCATTCAGGCTCGCATCCCACGCGCTCTGCGTGGTGTCGGCGATCACCGTGAAGGTCTGCGTGCCATCGGCAGTCTGCACCGTCACGCCTGGCGCGATGGTGGCCTTATTGGTCGTGGTGAAGCGCGAGAAAGTGACTTGCCCCAAGGCGCTTGATGCGGCTTCGCGCGTCACGATGTCGAAGTCGGCCATCCATGTGTCGAGGTCGGCGCCCTGGCTTGTCGAGGCCCGCGTGAGGTTCATCACGGTCACGATCAGCGACTGCAGCCACTGCACGACAGATGCGTCGGCCTCGGCGAGGGCGAGTTCGACGCTGCCCAGGTCGTAGGCCAGAGGCTGAGACGAGTTCGCCTGCGCCTGCGTGGCGATCAGTTGGACGATCTGCGCAAAAGTGAGAGTTTGAAGGCTGGCCATGTCAGTGCGAGACGCTGAAGCTCAGCGTGGTGGGTTTGCCTGTGGGCGCAAAGGTATAGCTGATCGTGATCCCGAGGCTATTGGGCGTGCTGGTGTCGAAATTCAAAGTTGGAGCGGGATTTGTGGACACTTCGGGGTCGCTCAGAACTTGGCCCCTGAATGCGGCCTTGATCTGCTGCAGCACTTGAGGCGACAGCCCGCGCCCGACGAACTGCCCGGCACCGATGCCATATCCGGTGTGCCAGATGTAGTCTCCTGCTGCGGTCAGAAGCACGCGCAAGATGCGCTGCGTGCAGTTGTCGATGGGCGACGCCACGGCCAGCGAGCCATTGGGCGCGCGCTGCAGGTCGTTGCCATACCAGTGGGCGATGCTCATTGCGGCACCCCGCTCTCGATCGTGGATGTCCCGGTCTGCACATTGGTCACAGGATGGGTGTGAGTGCCGCCGACATTAGTCCCGTTGTTCGTCAGCGTGCCATGCGTCGCCGTGTTGCCGTTGATCGTGGTGGGTGCGTTGATCGTCAGCCCTGCGGGCGCGTTGATCGTCGCGGCTTGCGCTGCGGTGAGCGTCACGTTCCCGCTGTTGTCGAGGTGCAGCAGCGATCCCGATGCGTGCTGCAGCAGCATTTCGCCGCTGGGCACCGCAACGGGCGGCATCGCCGCGGAAAAGGCGAACAAGGCCGCAATCGGCGTCTGATCCGATCCTTCCTGGAACAGGATCAGCACCTGAGAACCTTCCGCAGGCCCGAAAAACGCGCCCCATTGAGGGCCGACCCAGGGCGACAGCAGCGGAATGAAGCCGGTTTCCACGTCTTCAGGCTGGATCGTGGCCTTGATGGCGTAGCTTGAAGGGTCGTACCCCGTCACCACACCCCAGCGCGCGACAAAGGTCGATCCCGCCTGCGCGGCTGCCCGCATCAGGATGTTGTTGATCAGGGCCTGCATTACATGACCGCCTGCGATTGCGGGCTGTGATTCTTGGCGAGGATGGACATGGCGAAACCCTGCTGAAGGTCCATCGTGCGCGTGACCTCGAACGGATAGAACGGCTGGTCGAACACAGAGGATGAGCCTTTGATGTGAATGATCTGGCCCTTGGAAGGGGCAATGTCGCCCGGCTGATTGATCTGGACCCGCAACTCCTGCCGACTGATTTCGGTCAGCCGCGCCATGGCGATGTTCTGGGCCTGCTCAAGCGTGAGCCCTGGCACCGTGTAGAAGTAGGTCTGAGCGGAGCCACCAGCCTGCTGCTGCGTTCCGGCGCGCGTTCCGGCGAGGGCCGATTTCACGCTGCGATTCGCCGTGGCCGTGGCCGTGAATCCCTTGGCCTGCTTGGCGTTCCAGCTTCGCACCTTCACCACCACATCTCTGGCAATCGTCAGATTCCGGGCGAACTGAATGCGCAGAACATCCGATTGAACGCCTGCTGCTGGGGCCGTCACGATGTAGTCGGACGTTCCTGGCGCCTGCGGAGGGCCGAACACCAACGTATCGATCTGCACATAGCACACCCAGCCGAGCTGCTGCGCCAGGTAGGTCAGCAGATCCCACTGCGTCTGCACCGTGGTGAGGTGCACATGGTCGATGCTGTAAAAGCGCCCTGCTTTCGCATTGCCGGGTGTGGGTGTGACCTGCGATTGCAGACCCTGCTGCAGCGCCAGCGATTCGGCAATCTGGCTCGGCGTCTGGTTCTGCCACTTCTCGGCGGTCTTGGTGTCGATGAATCGGTGCGTGAGATCGCGGCCATTCAGCGTGATCGTGTCAGCCACCGGGTCAACCTGCACCTGGTCCACGTCCCCAAAGATCAGCGGGGTGAGCTCGTCTGGGCTCCAGTTCGCCGGGTCGGCCGGAAATCCTGCGCGGATTTCAACCTGCATCGAGGTGTAGGCACACCACTGCATCCACGACATGCCCAGCGGGTTCGAACTGGCCGTCAAAACAACCTCGAACTCGTCGGCCAGAAACATCGGGTTCGTCGTCACGCGAGCCGAAACAGGGATCAGCGGCGTGCCACCGATCAGCACGCACCACCTCGGCGCTTTGATCATCCCAGACCGCCCTGTGCCACCGCCATGGACGGGATTTCAATCGTGGCCGCACCGGCGGACAGCACCGGATCGGTCAAGCCGTTGAGCTTGGCGATCGCGGGCCAGAGCGTCGCGTCGTTGTACTGTTGCGCGGCGATGCTCTGCAGGTTGCCGCCGTTGACCGCGATCAGTTTCGCGCTCGCGCCCGGCGAGCCTGCGGCGATGTTGGACTGCATCCGCGCCAGCGTGGCCGACAGACCCTGCAGCGGGAGCGCGTTATACATGCCGGTGTTGCCTGCGATCAGCGACTGGATCGCCTGGGGTGTCGCGCCGTTGAAAGCTGCACTCGTGAGCGTCTGCACGGACGTTGCCGCGTTGTCCACCGCGCCGAGCAGAGAGGTCACGCGGGTCTGTGCCAGGGCAATCGGCTGCACCAAGGCCGCAAGCGCCGTCTGTGCGGTGGCGGTGGCCTGCTGCAGGCAATTCGCCGCCGCGCCGATGGGCGCCGTCACAGCATCGACCACCGAATTGAGCGATTGCACCGCCCCGGACACGCCCGACAAGAGGCCTGTCAGCGTGGCATCGCCCACCAGATTGCCAAGGCATGAAGCCGTCGCTGCGTCATTGTTGATCAGCGACAGGAGCGTTTCCTTCGGCGCTGTCGGCTGCTTGGCCGCGTTGTCGGTGTCCACCTCGATGGTGATCGAGTAGCGAACATGCCACGCCTGCAAGTAGCGCGGCTGAAACTGCGTGATGACGGCGGTGTAGTTGAAATCGTCCCACGCGATGACCACAGGCGTCCCGGCGTCGCGCTGGGTGTCGAGATACCGGGCGCGTGCAGTCGCCTCCTGGCCGAACAGGATGCCCGACCACGACAGCGGCGCAGGCTGACCGCCGAGCGACTGAATCTGCCGACCACCGCCGACGAACTCGTGCACGGCGACACGCTGCACGCCGCCCCAGGCGACAGATTCTGGCAGTTCAACGCCGTCAAGCGTGATGCTGCTGCCGTCGTAGCCGGTCAGGGTGAGGGTGACTTGGGACATGATTTGACAATGAAAAAAGCCCGCATGTAGCGGGCCTCGGGTGTTTTTGACGGTTCAAACGATTGATCGGAGCCTGATCAATACGACTGCGACGGATAAGGCAGCGTGAAACCGGAAATCGACGGCGAAGGCCCAGATGGCGGCTGTTGCAGGGTGTTCGCCTGGTGATGTGTCACCACATCAGCGATTTTCTTGCCGTCAAGGTGAACGTGCGTATGGTGCACGGTTGTTTGCTTGGAACCGGCCGCGATCGAATCAATCTTGAAGGGATGAGACTGCAAGCTAGAGGGAGCGTTCGGGTTGTAATTTGCATACCCCGGGTGCAGCAGATCGAAAAGATGGCTTCCGATCCAAGAACCCAACTTGTCCGCGCCGAGCTTTTTTGCCAACTCGTAGGAGGCGACGCCGACTCCTGCCAGAAGCCCGATCTTCCCGATGAGCATGCCCAGCCCATCCGCAGCACCCGGGATGCTGCGCGTCATCGCCACAATTGCTCCGAGCAACCCGGATCCTCCAGCCGCGCCAATAGCAAGCTGCAAAGCGGGAAACGCCATGGAAATGATGCGGATGGAGGCGACAAACGAAGTGATGGCGCCCCCCACGGTCAGCAGCGTGCCAAGCGCCCCAAACAGCAGCACCAGGTCTTTCATTGCTGTGGGATGCTCGCGCCCGAAGTTGACAATCTTCTGCAAGAAGCTGATCAACGGAGGGAGCACGTTCAACAGGATGGGGATGAGTTGCAGTCCAACGATGGTGCGCAGCGCCTCAAATCGCTTGTGCAGGGCTTCTTCCTGCATCTGCGGAGACATCTGCATCACCTGGGCATAGTTGTTGATGCCCTTGGTGTTTTCGATCAGCCGACGATCACGCTCGAACTTCCAGGCTTGCTCGGTCATCTGCGTCGCCACAAACCCGGCTGTGCGATTTGGGAACAGATAGGAAATCGCCTGCAATTGCTGCGCGTGCGTGGTGTAGCCTGCCTGCACCAATGCTGGCAGCAGATATTGCTGCGTCCACTGGAAGGGGTTGGACATGAACTCCTGCCATCCCTTGATGCCGCCCGGCTCCAGGCCTCGCATCATGTGCGATTTTGTCCAAACGACTTTGGACTGGTCAATCAGCCCTAGCGAATCCCAGACCTTGAGCGCCTTTTGCGGAACGGTGCCCTGCACGACGGCGCCATACATGGACATCAACGGGTTGCCAGGACCACCACTTGCGCCGCCCGATCCGCCACGCGACTTCATTTCTTGAATCAACGTCGGCAGGTAGTACTCAATAAACGATTTGTCCCACCCTTGTGCTGCGGTTCGCCCATACTTGATGGCCGACAAATAATCTTGCGCAGTGACCTTGCCGCCCGCGGCAATGATGCCTTTCGTGATGGCGTCTGCATATTCGGCGAACATGGCCGGGGTCTTGGTGGCCCCGATCATTTCGAGCGATTTGGCGATCTCGTAGGACTGATCGCCGCGCAGCCCCGCATTCGATAGAACGCCTTCCATGCGCAGAATGGTCGGCAGGTTTTGCAGGGCGTCCGCCGTGTGTCCGAACACCATGCGCAAGTGCATGATGGCGTCCAGCGCGTCGGTAGGCGAAGATGTTGGCGTCGCCTTGGATGCCGACCATGCGGCGCGCTGCGCGTCCTGCATGTCCTGCGGCGTCATGCCCATCTGCTGCATGCGGGACACGCGCAGTTGATAGGCTTTTGCCGCGTCCAGCGAGGATTGCATGGACTTCAGCATTCCGGCGCCAACAAGCGTGGTGCTAAGGCCAATCGCGCCCATCGCCTTGAATCGATCGAGCTTTCCCTGTAGTGTGTCAACCTCGCGGCTGACGGTGCGGAAGTGACCAGCGAGCGCAAGAATCCCGCTGGTCACGCCGTCGATCAGGGACAGCTTGATTCCGATTTTGTAGGCTTCAAACATGAGGGGTATATGAAATACGTTCTACTGTGCCTAATGGTGGCATTAATGGCCGGGTGCTCGCCTTCTATTTCAGACCTGCAAAATCAGGTCAAAACTTCATTTACACAAAAGATCAACTCGGATGACCAGCTTTCAAAGCTTGGAATGACCGTTCAAAATGTCATTTTGACGCACAGCGACGGAAACAACTACCAGGGCATCGTCACAGTTTTATACAAAGGGCAACAGGAAGAAGTACCCGTTCATGTCGTCTTTGACGGAAATAATATGGTTTGGGATGCGCCGCCAGGAAGTTTTGCATTTGCTTTCCGCGACATCATGCAGAACGCCATGCAGAAAGGCGCCGAGAATTACGCCAATTACATGAAGCATGCAACTTATTGCAATAAATACCTTGAGTCTGGTAGCGAATCTAAATATCAAGACTGCATCAAATCAATGGCGCAAAATTACCTTGGAGAGCAACAATGAAAAATTGGCCTTTTCCTCGTCAATCGCGCCCAGGCCCCATCTTGACCTTTGCGGCCATCGCTGGCGCCCTGATCCTTTTCCCTATCGTGTTTCTGCTATTCGCGTTTTTTGGGATCGTGGTCTGGGGCTTTTGGACCGACGGCACCATGGGCAAGTTCGCCGCCACTTTCATGGTTGTGGCGCTCGCCTTCATGCTTGCGGCAATCTTTACGGCCTTTCGTAGGGTGTAGAAAGCAACGCGGTCTGCCCTGCGTGCAGCCGCGTAATACTGTCACCCATCAGTTCGCTCATCACCGCAGCGCCGATCAGCTTCACCACCTGGCGCTCGCGCCGCTGCGCAGCCAATCCCAGCACGGAGCGCGGCGGGATCGTCTCGGTGCCCAGTTCCTGCCAGACCATCACCTGAGAGGTTGATCCGACCACCGCCTCAAGGCCGTGCGTCTCATGGCTGATGGAGTCCCGAAGATCACCGGTGCGCAACAAGGGATCGTTCGGTGTGAAGCCAAGGCGCTCGCGTTCGCGTTGCGTCGCCTGCTTGAGTTCTTCCCACGGCGCAAACGGCCCCATGTTGTCGCGCTGATAGGTTCCGATCTCGCTCTTGGCCTCGACCTCGATGGACCGGGCCGCAGTATCCAGCGCGGCGACAGCCGCAGCAGGCACCGCCATTTTCTCCAGCAGCCCAGCGAATTGCGTCAGGTTCACTTCTGCTCCTCAAACCGCATGGTCGATTGGTTGAACGTGTGGCCGTTGAACTCGCTGAACGTGATCGCGCAGGCCGAGCGAAGCGCCTCATCCATCTCCATGGCCACGTCCCACGGTATGCCGTTGTGCACCAGCCAAAGGGCTTCGCGCAAGGGGCCGTGGTTCAGGGCTTTTTTACGGCCTCCGCATCGTTTTGCTGGCCGAAGTTTTCCGCGATACCTTTGGACAGCGCCATCAGGCCTTCATCGTCCAGGCGATGAATGATGCCGTCAAGTTCGCGCTGGTTCGAGAAACCCGCCACCTCGCCGTCAATGGATTGCAGGTACAGCAGCGGCATGACCATGCCGAGATAGGTCTGATTGGCCGATGCGTCACCACCCAGCATGCGCACCAGTTGGTACTGCGCCAGCACGTTGGGCTTTTTGAGCGCCAGGACGCGCCCGCGCGCATCCGTCACCGTGATGTCCGATGTCGTTTTCACCTCGGTCACGCGGGCCATCAGTTCACCTGCACTTTCTGGCTGGCCACGACGGTGAGGGTCTGCGTCACCTTGTCGTCACCCTTCCAGTCGCCGGTCTTTCCGGGCACGACCTGCACGCCGGTGTATTTGAAGGTGGACACGCTGCCATCAACCTCCTGAATGGTCTCGGTGATCGAGCCACCTGGAATGACCGCGCCATTGCTGTAGAACGCAGCCTCGAAGGCGGCATAGAACTGGTCGATCTGCGCGCTGTTGCGGTTGAATGTCAGCGTGCCCTTCCAGCCCTGCGGAAAGATCAGATGCGTGGGCACGCCGTTGAGCGGCACGATCATCTCGGTCTTGGTCGAGGGCTCGAAGCTGGCTTCGATCAGGTTGATGGTGGACACCTTCCCGTTCGGGAGGGTCAGCGACAGCGAGTAATCGCGTCCGGTGTTGAATCCGTTCAGGGGCATGGTGGGCTCCGAAAAGAAAAAAGCCCGCACGAGGCGGGCGGTCTCCGAAAGGCCGAGGAGAGAATCAGTTGAGGAACAGCGGCGGCTGGATCAGCGACTCCAGTCGCTCGCGCTGCTCGTCAAAAAGGGGGATGTCGCGCTTGCGTTCCAGCATCAGGTGCGAGCCGAACGAGGCGCGCACCTTGGACTCGACCTCTCGCGCGATCAGCGCTTGCATTTGCTGCCACAGCGACTGATTGCGCTGGGCCAGGGCTTCGCGCGTTCTGGCAAACTCAGCCACAAGCGAAACCTTGAAGTCCACAACGCGGTCGGTGTTGCGCATCATGGTGATGAGCAGCATTGCTTGACGTTCGTTGAGCCGGGCAATCTCGCGCTGCTGCGCGCCGCCGCGGGTCGCAAAGGATGCAACTTCAAATTGCACCCTCCCGAAACGCTCCAGCGCAGCGATGTGACGCCTCAAAAGTTGCATCACAGCCCGGTGTTGCTGCCCCATGCCTGCGGCGATGACCTCGGTCGATGCGCGCGCCTCGTCGTCGAACGTCGTCACGAGAGGAAATCCAATTGGGTTCATGTTGGCCTTTCTGAAATAAAAAAGCCCGCGTTTGCGGGCTTGGGTGAATCCCGGTCTATGCCGGGTTTGCGATGGATTACGCGGCGCTGCTGGTCACTTGCACGGCGCCATTGGCCTGCAAATTGATGTTGAAGAACCGCACGGTGTTGAGCAGCTTGACCGTGGAGTTCAGCGTCATGTAGCCCAGCGCAACCTGCGTGTTGCTGTTGTTCGAGGCGTCGCAGATGGTTTGGAAGGCGTATTTCGCGCCGGGGTTGTTCGGGTCGCCGATCCAGCCGCTGGTGTAGGTGTCCATCAGGAAGTCATCGACAGCGGTCTTGGCTTCCAGGCGCAGAGCTGTGGTCTGAGGTTTGCCCACCACGATGCCCAGCGCGGTACCGGCCAGCGAATAGGCCAGGTAGTTGTTCATCTTGGTGAACGTGTCGTCGCGCTCGATGGCATTGCTCGAACAGTTGATGCCGGTGCGGCAGGAGTAATACGCACCGCCAGGCGAAGGATTGGCGATCACGTCCATGCGCCCGGTGTAGACGGCGGCAATTTCGGCATCCGAATACGGGATTTGGGTCGCGCTGCGCTGCGTGCCCACTACAGAGCCCAGGCGCTGGTTCAGATTGCCCTGGGCCGGGATTTGCGCCGCGCTCTTGGCTGCGGAGACGGTGGCGGGGGAAATCATCCGCTGCACACCATTGAGGCTGTCGTAGATGTAGACCCAATCGCCCACCAACACCTTCATGCTGTAGCCGTCCACGCCAGCAGTCGTCATGGCGGTCTGCGTCGCTGCCGTGTTCGTGCTGGCAGCCGGGGCAACGTGCGCGTAGGCACCCAGATTCAGCGCCTCGGCCATGACCGTCGGCCATTCGGTCGAGGTCGAGTGATCCAGCAGGGCGAAGTTCTGCACGCCCGTGGCGGTGAGGGCGTACATGCCGGTGCGGCTGACGCCGTTGGAGCCGACCAGAGTGATGTCCGTGACGCCCGTTGCGCCGTCCAGTCCACCGGCGAGGGTGTAGGTCGCCGTGACGTTTGGAGCGGCCGTCGAGGCATCGGCCACGGCGTTGACCAGTGCAGATTTGCCGCGGATACCGTTCTGGCCGTTGTTGACGGCGTTGGCCATCGCCACCCAGACCGCATTGCCGGTGCCGGTGATGTTGTCGAACACTTCCGGCGCGTAGCCTGCGCGGGTGATGGTGAGCTTGTAGCTTGATGCTGCGGTGCCTGCGGTGACGGCGGCGGTGATGGTGTTGCCCACGGTGCCGGTGTATTGCGCGGTGAGCGTCAGTCCAGCAGCGGGAGTCGTGGCGGAGTCCATGACCTGCGCGGTGGCAGCGGCATCGGTGCCGTCCGTCACACGCACCGCCGCCACAGCGGTCACACCCTCTTGCAGCGCCACATACTTGATGGCCGAGGCAAGATCGCTCGCGCGCACCACGGGAGCGCCGAGGCTTTTATCCGATGAGGGCGCGTCACCGATGAGGATCGGCGCGTTGACCGGACCCCACGACGCAACCCCGACATAGCCGAGGATGTTGGTCTGCACGCCCTGAATCGCAATGTTCTGGGGCGGCACGATGAACACATTGAGGCCGGGGGCCTGCGGCGTTGCAGTGCCAAATTGATAGACGGGCATGATGCGTACCTTTCGGGCGAAAAAAAACCGCCCGAAGGCGGTTGCGTGAATGGGTTTGGGTTACAGGACTGTCGTATTCGCAGCGACGGTCACCACAGGCGCGGTGACAGTCGTTGTGGTCTGCTTCTGCGTGGTGGCGAACTCGACTTCGTATCGGAGGTGCCGCACGAAGGTGACGCGCTTGTCAAGGCTGTCGTCATCAGCGGAGCCCACGAATCGCACTTCTGCCGCCGATCCATCGGGCATCGTCAGGCGGTAATTGACCCTGATCTGGGGATCAATTAGCGACGCCACGGCAGCGCGCAATGCTGGGTTCGGCGCCCACACGGACACCTGAAAAATCTGTTTTTGACGCCCGACCTCTTGCATGACGGTTGCGGGCTGAGCGAAGCGCACCACCGGTGCCTCACCCGATGCGAGCGTCAGCGTGGCGCCGTTGGACGTGGCGCCCGGAATCAGCGCAGCCAATCCTGTGCAAATGCTGGCCAGCGAATCCGCCGCCTGGATGCCGTAACTCCACGCTTGCGTGCCCTGCAGCACAGTGACGGCCTGCGGCGTGGTGATCGTGCCCGACAGCGTGATCGTCAGGCCTGCAATAGTGGCCTGCAGTTGCGTCGCCGTGATGCTGACCGTCTGCCAGACTGCGGGCATTTGTGTGACGGCACGCGCCATTTGCGTGCCGAACACGGAGATGTTGACCGCACCAGCAGCCATGTCGGCGTCCAGCGATGCGGAAACAGGCCAGCCGGGATAGACGCGGCAGACGGCATTCACCACCGAGGGTTGAGCTGTGCCGTTGGGGTACAAGGCCTGCGCAATCTCCGACACGAGGGCCGATTGCACGTCGGTCAGGTCAGCCATCGTCAAACCTCAGTGCGCTCGGCCATGCACTGATAGCCAAGCGAATTCCAGTAAGCGGCCGTGACCTGGTAAGCCAAACCCAGATCATCCACAAGCATGTCGCGCCCAAGAATGGCGCCTAGAGGCGCGCGCACGAACACTTTCCAATACGTCACTCGGCCTGCATCCGTCGGCAGCTTGGCCGGTTGGTTGCCGACTTCCTTGGCGAGTTGGATCGAGGCCGGATATTGGCCGACCGATTGCAGTCCGTCTGAGACTTGGCTGCTGTAGTCTTGTGCGCCCACGCCCGATGCGCCAGATGCAGGCGGCATGATCCGTTTGACGGTCACGGTTCTGGGGTAGAGGAAGCTCACGCAAACACCCGCGCACGGTACGGCGCCAGCAGCGCCTTGGTGTCGTCATCCATCAACAGGCTGGATAGGACGCCAGGCTGCGCGTTGAATCGCTGCATGCTCGTGTCGCCTGCGGCCACCTTTTGCATCGTGCCCGGCATCCCGGCGGTGGCCAGGATGTTGTTGATGATGTTCGCGCAGGCCTGCTTGATCTCATAGGGAAGGCCTGCGTAGGTCCAGCCCGCGATATAGCTCACGCGGACTTCGGTGTAGTACGCCAACAGCACGCCCGCAGGAATCCATAGCTGCCCGGTCTGCGGGTCGATGCTGCTGGCCTGCGGCGTGAACGGCTCCCACGCTGGCGGGCCGCCGAATTTGGACATCACCGCCAGCAGGTTGTAGGTGTCGATCGAACCGACCGCATCATTGCCTCGGCGCATGTAACCGTAGCGTCCGACGCCAGACAGCACAGCCATGACCGGGGTCTTGGCCAGCATGGTCAGCGGACGATCAGGCGGCATCGTGCGCTGTTCGGTGATCGTCTGGCCTGCGCCGAGCACAGCGCCTGCGGCATGCGCGAACTGCACTGCCTGAAACGTCACCTGCGCGCCGTTGATGGTTTGGATCACCAGCGCCTCGGTGATGGCCGGTGTTGCGGCATCGGCGATCAGCACGGAACCGGCCTGCAAACCGAGTGCCGGGCCGGATAGCGTGGCCTGCACGTTTTTGCCCGGCGTGATGGCCGCGGATAGCGTGAGCGTCAGCGACGGCGGCATCCCGAGCATGTAGCACGGCGATCCGTTGCCGTCCGGCGCCCACAGCAGCCCTTCGCGGCGCTGCAGGTAGGCATCGATCTGACTGCTGGCCTGCTGAATCTGCGCACCGGTGGCGTTGTTTGGCACCCCGAACGTGTCCAGGTCAGAGCCTTGCAGGTATGCGCTCATTTACCGGGACTGGAACAGCACGGCGGCATTGGACAGCGTTGCACCAGAGGGCACGCTGATCGTCATGGACTGGCACGGGGCCATGTCGGTGATGTTGAGCGTGGCCGAGGTGGCTGCGGTCAGCGACGCCGTGACCGGCGCGCCCTGCGGGATGGTGCCTGCGGCATCGAGGTACCGCTGCACCGACAACGTGCCAGACGTCGAGCTGGTGAGCGTCACCGCGATACGCGGATATCCGCCGGTGGGAATGATCTGCGAGAGGCCTGCGGTAAACGTCGGCGCGCCAGCGCCGGTCAGCGGCACATACACCTGCGCCAGCGGCCCGGCGTCCGTGATGGCGTGGACGTTCCCTTGGAAGGTTTCGAGCGACATGGTGAGTCCCGATTACGCGCTGAGCACTTCGGGCGTCAGCAGTTTGGGCCCGCGCCGGGGTTCGTCCTGCGCTTGTGCAGGCACGATCAGCGGCGAGCGTTTGGCAAGCCCTTCGTCGATCATGTACCGTCCCAAGTTCTCGTCTACATCCGCAGCGCCGAAACGGAACTGCACATGGAACGTCTTGGCGACGCCGCCCGGATTGCGCCAGTCCAT